TTCCACCCGTTTTACACTTCCAGGGTTCAAACAGCTGCAAATTTCACTAGTAGTAACAGTACCACCTTGGCCACAACCATAAATCCAACTTCAGCTGGAAACGCTATCATAGTAACAGTTACCGCGAATGCTGGATCGATAACCTGTACCGATAGTGCCTCGCAAACATATACTGCAGCAGTATCGGTTGCCAGTGGTGCCAAAATTACATATACATTCTATACTTTGAACACGGCAGCTGGAGTTACCTCAGTTACAATAACTGATGGATCTTCCACCGCTTTAAATATGGTAGTTAGTGAGTATTCGAATATTATGGCTTCTTCTGCTTCTGATAAAACTGCAAGTAATAGCGGGACAGGAACTAGTTGGACCAGTACTGCCACAGCGACCACGACTCAAGCAAACGAACTTCTAATAGGTGCTTTATTTGACACGGCACACAACAACTCTACCTTCAGTCCCGGAATAAGCTGGAATACCACCAACACCTCACTAAACGGAGTAGGTGCGGGAGGGGCTTTATATCAAGAAGAACAGTATGTTTCCTCTACAGGAGCTTACACAGCTACTGGCACCAACAGTCAAAATGATGCCTATTTGGCCACAATCTCAACATTTAAACTAACCACCACCAGTATATCGAGCGGATTCACTATACCGAATACTCCAACAGTAATAAAAATAGGACCCGGAACTTTACAGAATGTAGTATTAAATACAGCGGGGGCAACGGGTTCCAGCGTCACTTTTTATGACAATGTTACAAATTCCGGAAGTATATTGGCTGTCATAGCCTTAACCGGATCCCCGGTGCAACTTCCTTACAATTTAGACTTTAGTACTGGATTAACGATGGTAGTTAATTCAATTACCCCAGATTTTACAGTAGTATATGATTAAGGCGAAACCAACGTGATGCTAACTATAATTAATCAAACGTCTCAACAGAGAAGTTATCTAAGCGGATCCGTAACAGTGGCCGCCAATAGCAATACAACTGTTACTATTGCACAACTTTACCCCACGTGCAGGGATAGCTTATTAGTTTTTGATTGCATGATGCAAAATGTTTATTTAAGCGATGGAACAAATATTTATATTGGGCAAGATGCATTAACTTATTTAAGTGAGATTGCGGCCTCCCTGGGTGGGGCGGTGGTTGGATATGCGGGAGCAGCTGCCCCGTCATTCCAGATTACAATTGGTGGGAAAGATAGTAACGGTAACAGTCAACCGGCTAGAATGAATCAGTTTGCAGACTTGTCGACTAATTTCAGAAATAGTTACAGAAATATAACGGGAAATTCCACCGTAACCGTAAAATCTAGCGGCGGTACGTTACACGGGATTATGGTCAACAATAACTCCACCGGTGGGACCATAACTATATATGATAATACTGCGGGTTCTGGGACGGTAATTGCAGTATTACAAGTGGGAACACCTTCCGGAGGACTTCTTAGTTCCAGCGGAACACCGACCTCAGCATTCTTAGGGCCATAGGGACTAGAATACACAACAGGACTAACTGTAGTTACGGCTGGTTCATCAAGCAATAACATTACGATCTTATATCAATAGGACTTCTCCATGCCAACCGGAACAACATACAATCCCCCTAATATGAACTACGTGGTAAAAAGCGCACTTCTTTTCGATGCTCAAGGAGTTTCTGCCACGATAACTGCTGGGCAAGTTCAAAATTTAGATTATCTTCTTTCGGACGATTGTTTGATAACGGGAGCTTCGATAATTACAAATAATGGCAACTATGGGGATTACGTTTCCTTTCAGATAGTTGATACAACCGGATTTACGGGCGCAGCGGCAGGAACTGTTTTAAATCAATTTGCCACTAATTGGCATCTTCCCCCTAATGCAGATGATCAGTTTGATGTCGCTTATCCCGCGAAACTCATAGCAGGTTTAACTGTTAGAGTTGTTTATACCTCTACAGGGGGTTCCGACGTATTCTTCGCCATAAACTATAAATTTCACAAGGTACTTGTGTGATGAAAATCTTATTCACAAAAAGCACCCTCCCCCTCTCAGTAGCTATCCGTTCCGTTTCCGGTGAACCGGTTAGCCACGTAGCTCTCGAATTCCCAGAACTCGGTATAGTAGTCCAAAGCAATCTCCTAGGGATCGGCCTAGAGTGGAGTTCATACTTCCGAGAAAAGTGCACTGTAGTCTATGAACTTGACGATGGAAAATCAGATCTTGCTACAGATAAAGCTAAATTGACAGCTACTTTAGACGCTCATGAAAATGATTTCTATGATTTTACCGGGTTAATTTATTTGGGAATGCGCACCGTACTTAACAAATATCTGAAAATCCCAATGCCTAAGACGGACGTCCTAAGAATATCCAACACTTACCTTTGCACGGAGTGGGTGACAGAGTATATCGATGGAACTCCAGAAACCACTATTACCCCATACGGTCTATACGAGCAGCTAAAAGCCACTGGTAAGTGGACTGAAATTGACAACTAAGTTAATTGATGCTATATTTTCTCTAAAGTGACATATCACGTTAATGGAGATTAAAATGGCAGAAAAAACGGTTAAAATCGGCTTACTTAATTCAACTTTCCAGTTGGCATTGACTAACCTAGTAGAGCAACCTCTCCCAGTCAAAGCCTCCTTCCTATTGGTTCAAATCACAGAAGAAACTGCAAAACACCTGAAGACTTATGAAGAAGTTCGTCAAAAGCTGATTCTGAAGTACGGTAAAAAAGATGAAGCTGGTGAACTTCAACTGAACGAAGAAAAGACTCAGTTCCTTTTAGAGGATGAGGCAGGTTTCGTCGCAGAGTTTGCTGAACTACAAAACCTGGAAGTCACGCTCCCAGAACTCCCAATGTCATCAATCGAAAACGTCAGTCTTTCTCCCGTCTTACTGAAAGCCCTCGTAAATACGGTATTAAATACCGAATTGTGATAAAATTCTATAATGAATCCCAATTTCCAAGGAAGACTCGATGGATCCCATTATAGACAAGCTGACGGAACTTGCAGTATCTCAGAAAGAGATCTTAGTGCGGTTGGATACTGCACAGAAGATCTTAGATAAGCACGCGGAATTGTTGGAAAAACATAATGAAGTCCTATTGCGTAACACCATCACCGTAGAAGAACATCATAGACGCTCAGTGCTTCTGGAAGAAGCGCACGAAGTTCTCCGTAAAGACTTGGATGATGTCCAAGAACATGTCAAAGGTGTTGAAGTCGCCGGTAAATTAATTCGTTGGATTGGATTCGCAGCTTCTGCAGCTATCGCAGTTTATTCTCTATTCCAAATTTTCGCAAAACATTAAGGAAATACGATGTTTACAGCGCAGGTCATTAGCAGCAATGTAACTATCAACGATTTCGACGTTATCGGTACGCTATCCTTTATCCCCGGTGCTCAAATAGTTTTCGCAATTCGTTTACAACAAATTCAACGTCCTGATTTACTTAGATATATCCCACCAAGCACCGCTCTTTTGAGCGTGACTTTCCAAAATATTGATGGAAGTCAACTTACTAAAACTATGACATCTTTGACGGATGATCGGTCTATATGGACTGGAACTCTGTTATCTACGGATACTGCAAACTTAGCCAGCGGAAACTGCGTACTTAGCTTAGACTTATTGGGAGATGGATCTAACATTGATAAAGGTTATATCCAAGCAGCATTAACCCTAATAATTACGGATATTTGCTAATATGGCTATACCACCAATTGGCTTTACGAACAACCGCCACGTAAATAACAATCGTTATAACCGAGTAGAACCCCTCATAACTGTAGAGAAGTTAAAAGCTACCTATTTGTTCGGAGTTACTGCCTTTGACGATCAAGGCAACTCTATCAGTGATGAAACCATTCAGACGTTCATCGACCAAGCAATCTCTCTGTTCGAACATGACTTAGACATCACTGTAATGCCTACTTATATCGAAGAACACAAAGACTACAATGCTAACGATTATTGGGACTGGGGCTACATGCAGCTCAACCGTTACCCAGTAATAGAACTCTTGGACTTGTCGGTGGTTTACCTCAGGGATCAAAACACTCTGGAAACAGTCCTCGATATCCCACAAGAATGGATACGCTTGGAACCGGAAACAGGCATTGTTCGTTTGGTACCAAACAACAGGTTTCCAGGTAGACTTCAAGTAGATGCATCCGGAGCTTTCTTCCCAGAACTCTTTAGACGTTATTCCATGGTCCCGGACCTCTGGGTAGTTAGATACGTTCACGGATTCAAGGAAGGCCAAGTGCCAGCCATTCTGAACGCAGCTATCGGTATGATGGCTGCCATTTTCTACATGAACATCGCCGGTGACTTGATCATTGGGGCTGGTATTGCTGGTACCAGTCTTTCTTTGGATGGCTTAAGCCAAAGCATCCAAACTACAGCATCCGCTGAAAACCACGGCTATAGTGCTAAAGTTAAAGACTATAAACGCCTTATTTTTGGTGATGGACCCAATGATAAAAATGGAGCTCTTACCGTACTTAGGAACTTCTACAAGGGTCAAACCATTTCCATCATTTAGTAAGGTACTATTATGTTTGATAATCTTTTGAAACTGAATGAAATTCTTACTAAAGCTATCGTAGAGAACCCAGATTCTGGTATTGATCTTAATACCGCTGAGCAATCCCAAGATGATATGGCCAGCAAAGATAACCATTGGGTTGAAGCCATTAGATCCCTCATGGATGGCGCTGAGTTAGCTGAAGCTCCTAGAGAGCTGCGTCTACCCAAATACCTGCGTCTAGTTGTGTCCAAGGCGGACGACGGCCTTTACACTGCCATAGTGATCAAAGATGACCCTGAAGCCGGAGATCACGGCGAAGTCCAAACACAACTCATGAAAATGACGCCAGAATCTATGGTCCAAGCCCTTAAGGCAAAGGAATACATATCTGTATCTTCGGACGAAACCCCAGAAGCTGAACCACAACAAGGTACTGATTATCAAGGATTATATGAGGCTCTAAAAGATTTCCAAGGAGATCTTCATATCCATTTGGCTAAATCTTTGGCGGAAGAATTGACCAAAGGTAGAAAACCCATGCCTATAGGTACTGTCCGATATTTTGGAGGCATTCAGTACGAAAAGCATTCTGAAGGTTGGAAGCCCGTTAAGCATGAAAAGGCGCCAGCGGAAGCTAAACAATCAGAACCGGCTGAAAAAAAAACTGAAGAATCCGTAAAGAGGGCTCCCCATGAAATGCAACGTGAGGAATTCATTACAGATTACTTAAAAGAAGCTGAAATGGATAGGAATCCTAAAGAAGTGAAAATGCTTACTCAGCTTCATAAGTTAAAAGTCCAAAACGCTATGGCAGCAGGAAAATCTATTCCTGCCGAAGTCCTGAAACAATATCCCGAAATTGTTGGAGAGCTCCCCGAAACTTTAAAAACTCCAGCTCAGGAAAAGACTAAACTATTCAAATCTGTAGACTTAAACAAAGTCCCCACCAAAAGACAGCCGGAAATACTTAAGGCGCTTGGAGATACCAACCTGGTAATAGAATCCATGGGGATTACCTTTAAAGAAGGTCTCCATTTCAAAGCCGACAACTCCTTATCCGGAAGCACAGAGAAGAACAGAGTTAAAGCGGAATACAGTGGTGGTAGCGGGAACGAGCGTACCATAACATTAAAGAGTGGTTCTGGTGCCAGTAAATCTATCCTCCATGAAATAGGCCATGCCCTGGACTATGCCCTAGCAGAAGGACAAGGGATCAATAAGACCCGAAGTGAGGAAGCATCTGGCATCACAAATTCACAACTGAATGATAAATATGCAGAATTATTGCTTTTAGTGAAAAACTCCAAGTTCTATAATATAGAGTGGGAAGCTTCCGAACGCAAATATCTAAATACCCCTACCGAAGTATTCGCTAGAGCTTTCGAAGTGTATGCTCATACTCAAGCATCTAAATTAATAAAAGAAAATAAGATTTCTCCCAGTTTTCTGGAAAACTATATCCCCGATGTATTTAAGACATCAGACTCAGAAAAAGTAACTGCAGAAGCTGAAAAAGCTTATTCTGAAAAAATCTCTGAGCTCATGGCGTACATACTAAAGAACGATCCTGTCCGCAAAAGTTCGGAATTCCGGTCGGACTCACTGGAACTATTAGATAATCTTAGAAAAATGCTATAATTACTTAAGAATTTTACTCTAAAACCTCTAAGGGGTCAAGAATATGGATCTTATCCAAAAAGAAATGGACGAAATGTCTGAAAGTATGGAGAAATCAGTGAAAGTCGAAAAAGAAACACGCGATATGCTCGTCAAAACAGTCCTAGAGCTTGGTCCAGAAGGCTTGAAAAAAGCCATGCCTATGCTGAGCGAAGACCATAAAACCCTTTTGAAAGGGATACTTGAAGACATGAAACGTATTAAAAAAGAAGAAAGTTTAGAGCCAGCTGTAAACTCAACTCCAAGCGGCGATATGGAATGGAACACAGAAACACGTCCAGCGTGGGACGAGCATGATGAAGTTCTTGAAAAAGAAGCTGAAAAACGTCGTCAAATGATGCATCGCAACCAAGGTGGAGTTCCAGTAGAAGGTTGGGAAGGTCAGATCATTAAAGCTGAAGCCATGTCCGCTAAACAAAAGAAACATGAATCAGCTGAAGATGTTGAAATTGCTAAAATTAAAGATGCTGACAAAAAGCTGGAAGAAGCTCAAAAAGACATGGAAAAAGCTGACGGAATGGCTAGTTATGCTGTTGGCGACGCTGGAGACGGAGACACTGGTGATGGTGACCGTATCGAAAAGTGCGATCCAATGACTTGTAAAGATCCAGCGCATAAACACGGAGAAGCGATGAAGTTAGAAGATAAGAAAAAAGCAGCCAAAGAAAATTTGAAAAAGATGATTGGCCGCATGCAAGAACGTAAAATGGAAAAAAGCACCTGTATATCTGCCCTTGCTAATAGTCTTGGCGCTTCAGAAGATTCATTATCTAAGGCTTGGGATTTCGTAGCCAAGTCTGAGAAATATAAATATGACGACGGCACTGTTGGAGAAGCTACTCCAGAAGCCGACCAATCAGAGGTACCTGAACAAATGAAAAAAGACATCGAAGGAGCCGTCCATGATCCCGACACAGTGGATACCCCTGCCTATCAGGATCCAGCTGCTAAAAAGATTAAGAAGGAAGAAAAACCGCTTAGCGGCAAGGAAGATGAAGAAGCGGACGAAACGATAGCAAAAGTCCCTTCTACTATTGATCATCACGGCGACATGAAAAAATCAATTTACCACACTGAACAAGAAGTTTATACACAACGTAAAAACCCATTGTTGAAAAAAGGCCTTTCTTACTCCGTAGATAGCTTCATCGCAGCGGAAGATGCACTGGTTAAAGCTTCTTTAGCTAAATCGACTTTCTTCGATGCAGAAGCTGGCGAAATCTTGACCAAGGCCAAAGGTGAAGGTTCCAAAGGTGGAAAAGTAATTGGTCACACCAAGTCCGGTAAAGCAATTTACGAAGCTGAACATGCTTCTCACAGAGCATTCACTAAAGAGGACCATCAAGATGCTGCAAAAGAGCTTAAAGGTCTGAAAGATTACTACAAACATGTGGGCCAAGAAGACAAGGCTCATCAAGTAAGTCAGAGAGCTGCTCGTCACGAATCTTTAGCCTCAAATCCAGCAGCTCTACATAGCTTCAGAACTAGAGACGTCGAAGCCAAAGAAGAAAAAGCAAAACTTCACTTGGTTAAAGGTAAAGAAGTTGTAGCTGGTAATCCAGGCCAAGAAGAAATGGACGAAACAAAAGCTGGTCCAAAAGAAGCTGAAGAACAAAGCAAATTGCCTGAATGGATGGATCACAAACAAGACGCTAAACGCTTAAAAGAAGCTGCAGAAGCTAAATTGCCCGTTGACGAAATGATGAAAACTCATTATTCCGAAGACATGGAAAAAGCATATATGGGCTTCAAAAAACTAGAGTCCAAAATCGCAGAACACGGTGGCGTTAAAGATCCAGCTGCCGTTGCTGCTGCAATCGGCCGCAAGAAATATGGTGCTGAAAAGTTCAATGCTGCAGCGCATAAACATCACAAAATGTCCCACGCTAAACCAATGAAAAAATCCCTTAGCGATTTGATCGAAGCTGGTTTGGACATGGATGACTTGACTGTAGAAGTGGCTACTAAAAATACTCTAGTAAAAAGCCAAAACGCATTCAAAGTTAAGTCTTTCTCTGATGCCGAAATGGAATCCCTTTTCTCTCACGACTTCGAAAAATCTCGTAAGATGGCAGAAGAAAAAGAACAAGCTGAAGCTCGTAAAGCAAAGAAAAAAGAAGAAGCTAGACCAAAAGAAGATCTTAAAAAAGATATTTACTAAGGTCTCGCAATGACTAGCAAACTACTCAAAGACTTGACTGGAGAGAACTTTTCTATTAAACCTAAGGTAGAAGTTCCTCCAGAAAAAGATCCAGCAAGTTTCAATCGTAAACAGCTGAAGGTCGGCAAAGAGGCCGAAGCAGCCAACACGACTGATACGGCGAATCAAAGTCGCTTTGCTATGCAAAACTTGTCATCTAATCCAGACTATTATAAGAAGTCCTCCAGCAGCGACGAAGAAGTAATAGACGGCTATAAGTATAAAACTAAGTATCCGCAAGAAGAAGATAATATCCTTTTTCAAGAAAAACCAAAGCCAGCCGCAATGGTTTTGCATTCCCGGAAGGCAGCTAAAGTGAAGAAATCAGTAGATTTTTTGAATAAATTAGAAAAAGCAGCTGGAGAAGGCTCCAAGGGTGGTAAGGTAATAGGCCATACTAAGTCTGGCAAACCTATATATGAGAGCTTCGCTCACCCAGCTCACGCTGACTTCACTCCAGAAGAACATATGAGTGCTGCAGAAGCTCAAAAAGAACATCGTATTAATACTGGCGTCAAAAAGCCATTCAACCCAGAATTTCATGAAGCCTCTAAAAAAGAATCCGAAAAACACAAAGAAGCTGCCAAAACTAAAAAAAAAGTAAGCCTAGTTAAGTCTCTGGTTAACCTGGAAAAAGCAGGTAAAACCGGGGAAGGTTCCAGGGGCGGTAGGATCATAGGTCATACTGCAGCCGGTAAACCAATCTACGCCAAAGAAGGCGTAGAAGTTTCGGACTATAAAAAAGAAGGTGTCCACCCAGGTGTGGAAGCCCACAAAATTAAGCCAGACGTGAAAGAGCATACTCTAGAACCTACTGGCGGCTGGGACCCACACTATAGCGATAAAGACACTCCAGGACTGAGTTCTTATAAAGCTTTACGCAACAAGCTCTGGAAAGAAGGCTTTGATATGAAAGGTCATATCACCCTAAATCCAAAGACTGGGGAAGTCAAAAGCTTAACCAAACGTGGCGATGCCATGATCCAACACTTGAACGATATCGCTTCTGGTTCAAAGAAAGCCGAGTAAGCTATGTCTATCCAAAAACCAGTCCAGTCGTTTCCCACCCAAAAAGGTTGGAATCCGAAAGGGCCCACCGAGCTACCACCTAAGAGTAACCGTAAGAAGGTTAACTTCCAGGTCCAGGAGTTCGATACCCTAATCAATAAACAAGGCGTCAGAGTCTTCGTTTACCGCACTTCTTTTTGCCCCAATGTAAAGTCCATAGACGGAGCTGAACACGAGCTGGATTGCCCATTATGCCACGGCACGGGCTTTATCGATCGTTACCCACTAGACACCTGGGCATTCCTCCAATCCTTCGACTTAGACAAGGGAGTTTTCGCCGAAGGCTTGTACGACGGCAACTCCATGGCCGGCACTTTCCAACAAAGTGTCGAGCTTCAGTACTTCACTTTAGTTGAGCTCCAAGATTTTTCCGAGACTTTCTTTGAGCGTATTAAACGTCAAGACGGTCAAGTAGACGTTCTGCGATATCCAGGTACCCGCGTAAATCTTGTAATAGATAAGCATGGCAAAGAGTATTTCGAAGGTAACGACTTTAAATTGGACCCTAACGGTAACATTTCTTGGTGTGATGGTCGTCAGCCAGACCGCGGCGCAATCTATAGCGTTAACTACAGCACTAAGATTCGGTTCCGTGCCATAAAAGCCATGCATAACAACCGCTTCGTCCAAGTAGGCCCTCCAGGCGAAACCGACTTGGTCAAAATGAGCGAACAATGGATGCTCCAAAAAGAGTACCTTGTGGCTCGAGTAGATCAAAAAGGCAAACCAATTAAGCCTAATAAGATCAGAGACTCAGACGATGCCGATGATGACCTCTATATGGTAGGGCAAGAATACACTGAAACAGACAACGACATAGATTAATCCCCATACAACTCAACTAAGTAAACGATCGCTTACTACAGTAAAACACTAGTAAGCGATCGTTTTTTATTGGCCCATCCACTTGACTTTCAAATAAATTCCTGGCATATTACTCTCTGACATCAAGAGGAGATTTCTCATGTTTATGACAGAAATGGACGAAGAAATTCTTTCCGAATTAAAAGACGGCAGCCATAAAATATACCTGGAAATTCCGGAAAGACAACTGGCCAGTGCTAAATGGTATCAAATTGGAAGAAAAAAAGCTCTCAAAAGAGGCATTCGAGCCCTGAATAAACTTCATGGAACTGGGGCCTATGTCCCGTATGTTTTGGCAAAAAAATTAGAATTCAAGAAGCCGTCCTTGCTTGACAAAATCCTAGGAAATCGATAGTATAGAGTTCAGTAGCGCATTCCTATAACGCCTAACTAACGCAGTCGTGGATGATATGACAAAGTATAATGATTCCAATACGCCAGTGATTTCCGAGACGAGTCCTTCACTGGAAAGTTATAAGAAAGCTGCGCAAAAATACCCACTTCTTACAAAAAAAGAAGAGGTTACTCTAGCGAAAACCCTTCGTGATTCTAAGTTTGAAATCCTAAAATTATGCGTGAAATCCGATGATTGCATCTCCGAACTATATGCCTTGAAGGATATAGGAATGGTAGAGCTTCGGAAGATGTTCTTTGGTCTGGTTGAAGAGAACGCTAACAAAGACGACATCATGAGCTCAGTTAAGGACCTTGAGAATCTTTTGGTAAAAAGAATAGGAAAAGTAAAGGGTTCGGACAAAGAATTACATGAATTTTTACTAAAACTCTTGTTCACCGAGCAAACCCTTAAGCGCATAACCAAGCCCATTTATGATTTCGGAACTCCGACCCAGGGCAAGAAACTCAAAGATCTATTCGAAGAACTAGTCAACTCCAAAAACAAACTAGTCAACTCCAATCTCCGCTTAGTATTTTCTCGAGCCCAGTTGTATCAAGGTAAAGGTTTCAGTCTGGAAGACCTCATCCAAGAGGGCAATATAGGCCTAATCAAGGCCGTAGAAAAGTATGACGTAGAAAGAGGTTATAAGTTCTCTACCTACGCTACATGGTGGATAGATCAAGCTCTAGGACGCGCGGTGGCTGACAAAGCCAGATTGATACGCATCCCTGTGCACATGGTCGAGAACATCAACAAGATGACCAAAGTGAACACTAAACTAACTCAAGAACTAGGCAGAGATCCCAATGTAGGTGAGTTATCCGAATATATGGAGCTCTCGGAAGACAAGATCAAAAAATATAAAAAGGTAGTCAACACTCCGCAGTCCTTAGAGGATTCAGTGGGTGAAGCTGGAGTACCCTTGGTCGACTATCTCGAGGATGTAGATTCGTTGAATCCTCTGGAAGAGCTCGTCCAACAAGAAATGGAAGAAAAGGTCAAGAATCTCTTGGCGAAATTGGATCCCATGGATCAAAAGATCCTTCGGATGAGATTCGGAATAGGTGAAAAACCTTATACTACTATGAAATCAATAGGTAAAGATCTGAAGATTTCCAAGGAACGGGTTCAACAAAGAATAAAAGCTAGTCTGAATAAGCTTTCGAGACTTAATCGAGTCGATCCTTTTTGGATAGAAGATAACTTAATTCACCTATCAAAAACTAAACGGAGAAACTAGAATGAGCGCTTTCAAAGAGCGGGACATCGCTCAAATCGGAAAAGCCCTAGTCCAATCAGGGCATTGGACTCTATTGAGTCATAAGCTTTCCGAACAAGTATACGTTGCAGTGGCTTCTAAACACGTGATAGATCCAAATGCCCAAAAGTTCTTAGTATGCGATAACGGCTCGAGATGGCTGGAGATTTCAACCCTAGATCCCACGTTGTATAATATTGTGAACGATCTATCAGTTACTAGTTCATGGCTTAATTCCCATGGGGATAGACCCTTGAACGCAGAAGAGTTTATTTAATGGCCGATCAATTCAAATTGACAATCGGGGATTCACTAAAGAAAATAGGACAATCCCTGGAAAACCTAGCCCCGACAGTGGAGTCGGCGATCAATGAAGCTATATCCGACGTAGCCATCAACGCCTACGTGACCATCATGGCTAAGGCTAATCAAAAGCTACACTCAACCAGAGCTGACTATCTCAAAGGCCTTCAATTCGAAGATTTAGGGGATAACAGCTATTTGATTAGTTTGGATGGAGAGTGGGCAACCGCTCTTGAAGATGGGTTTCCGTCCTTTAACATGACTGAAGGGCTGTTGGGATCCCCGAAGGCGCATACGGCTAAGGACGGCCACAAGTTCATGCATGTACCCATTGAGCGCAAAGTATCTGCTCCTGGCGGATCTAACATGGCGGATGCTATCAAAGGCTTAACGGCGCAGAACGCTGCAGGTCGTAAGCAGAAGATAACTAGCTTGTTCAAGGATGACTCTGGTAATCCCATGACTGGTAAAGTAGCTACCGCTAAGTCCGACAACCCCCTCCTGAATGGCTTGACAAAATATCAACAAGTGGTGCAAACTGACAAGGGATCTAAAGTCCGGTCTATCTATATAAATTACCGCACTATTTCTGAGAACGGTAAGCCTTGGATTCACCCCGGATTTGGCGGAATTCACGCTTTTGAAGAGGCCGAAAGAGAAGTAGTAGCTCAATTAGATAATATTATCAAAGACTTACTATAGGGGTAGCATTATGGGTTACAAAGTAGTCCGCAGAATAGATCGGAAGTTAGTGGGAAATCCCTATGCTTTCAGTGAGTTATATAAAAAAGAATACCATGATGCCAAAGATGAAATGAATCTCTACCTATTGAAAGAAATAGGACACACCAACGTCAAGGTTCATGAACAAGAATACTATACCGGATTGGGCGATTACGAAATAAGATTGAACGCCATAACTGATGACTCCTATGAATCCATGACGGAGGAAGAACTCGATATCTTGTACCAAGAAGCTAGAGCCAGGGGAAACGTGGAACCCGACTATCCCTCTGAAATGATTAACGGATTGCTCGATGAGATCCTCAGACTCAGAAGCTCACGACGATAATACTTGCCACAGTGTTATAATTCAAGTAAGCAGGACTAAAGATATTTAGCTCCTTATTAGCAACCTCACCAGGGGTTTTTGTGTGTATAGGTAGAAAGTTAACTACCGAAGATATTGGCAAATTTTTCAGAGATGAAAACGGAGAAAAAGTAAGGCTAACCAGCTTCATGGTGCAGCTGATAAGTGACGACGGTCAGACACACGCTTTCTTCCGGGGTACTACAGACGACTACAGAGCTCACTATTCCGAATACGGAGAGTGTGAATCAGCTGACTACGGCAGCACTCTTATATCAGAGTGGGTCGAATCTTAAAAGGATAACATAACATGGCGTTTAGATTACCCGATTTAATTTGCGAAAGTATTATTCGCGACGGCTTTGCTAATGCCCGTAGAGATGACACTATTATCGATGACGTATTTGGAGATCTAGATAAGCGCTTTACCCGTAAAAAATACGGCAACAAAGAAATCGATAAGATCAAGAGTATCATTGAAAATCAAGAAGTTAGCATTGTTCACTCATACAATCTAGTCAATGCCAACCTCCCATGCATCTCAATCCAGTTAGCGGATGACAGAGAGAAGACTGAGGATGCTCACATGGGCGACTATGTTCATTTGTCTGCTACCCCGTATTCTAGCCCAGAAGACTTAGCTTCTATTGTAGTCATTCCAGCATTCACCCCAACTAGCTACGATCCAACAACGGGTATTGTGGTTGTTCCTGATTCTGTTGATCTTTCTACAATCCACGTAAATCTACTGTTCCAAGATAACGTCAGCAATCAATTCCCTATCTTGGGTGGTATTAACAATACTCCCGGCTCCAAAATGTTTATAACTGACACGCAGGCAACTATCGTGTTGGGTGCTGAATGTGAGATCGTAAGTGCCATTGATTACAACGAATACTTGGTCCATGGTAACATCGAACACACTCAGCTAATCCTCGGAATACATACGAAAGAGGCTCTTTTAACTAAGTATCTATATACATTAGTTAAATACTTCATGCTGTCTCGTAAGAAAGACATGACCAAGCGTGGCCTGCAACTGGACACCTATTCTGGCTCAGACTTCCACCGCAATGTCGAATACCTAGGGGATGTGGTCTATAGCCGATTCTTCAATCTTTCCGGCATAGTACAACATGCTTGGCGTCAAGACAAGGTTCAACTTATTGATAACGTTCAAGTTATTGCTAAAGTGGAAAGAGACGTGGCTACCAATGAAGAACTGGGATTGACCAACTCTACTATCCAAGTAGAGGACTAATCCCGTATTCCGGAATGAATTAAACTACCTAGCCGACTTAAAAATCCTCGATATCTATGGTATAATTCTAGATGAATTAGACACCAGAATAGAGGGTTTTCCATGTCTAAGAAAAAACTAAATAATATCACGATCTTGGAAGAAGAAGAGTTGATGGTCCCCGAAAAACCTAAGATCTCCTTCGCCCATTGGTTTGATAAGATGAAAAAAGCAAAGAAGATTAGAGATTGGCAAGAGGATGGACTACTGGTGTTTCTAAAGAAACAAGGTTTATCCGATGCTGAAGATGAAGATTCATACAACGAAGCATTCAAAAAGTTTTAAAAATCCCTTTTAGGAGTATTAGCAAATGGCAATTTCCAAACAATTCGCAGGCGCCACGATCCGTAAACCTGGCGCGTATTCAGTCTCTAACGTTTCCCCAGCTGGTGGAAGCGCTTCCTCAACAACTGGCGTACTTATGGTTATCGGTGAAGCCGATGCTGGTACACCTAGTTCTGCTGAAGGTATCCAATCCTATTCAGCTGCTGGATTTGCCGCTCTTGCTGCCAAATATAGAACAGGCCCACTTGTAGATGCAGCTAAAGCCGCTTTGGCCCCTAGCTTGACACCAGGTGTTAATGGCGCTGCTACTATCTTAGTTTATAAAACTAACGCCTCAGCCCAAGCTACTTACTCTTTGCTTGACACGTATGGTACTTTAACCGCTAAAGAATATGGTGTTGGTGGAAACCGCATCACTTACAAAACAGTTTTGACAGCTGAAACTCCAGCTGCTGCAGTTGGTTCAGCTGCAGTTACTAACTTTGTTGGTTTGGACACAGAAACTCTTATCGTAGCTCAAAACGGTGCAGCACCAGTAACAGTTACATTTGCATCCCCAACTGACATGGCTGACGTTGTTTCCCAAATCAACTCAGCTTTAACCGGTATCGTAGCTAGTGGTGCCTCAATCTTAACGTTGACACAAACAGCCACAGCCAATCACCAACGTGATGGTTTCGGACATAGCTTCGAAATCTTGGCTACATCCACAGCTTTGGCTAAATTGTTCTTGGTTGCCGGATTGGTAGTACCAGCCGTAGAACCAGCAGCAGCAATCACTGTAACACAACCACGTGACGGCATCATCGAAGCAAACGTAGTCGGTGGCGACATTGCCCTCATGTTAGGTCGCAGCGCCGTCGGATCTTGTACAGCCGCCACAGTCACCGTTAGCGGAACACAAATAACTTTGGCCCAAACTGGTGCAACACCAGCTTCAGTAGTTTTGACATACGCTAACTACCCATTGCTTGGTAACTTGGCTGACGCAATCGCAGGTATAGCTGGTTGGTCCGTATCTATTACTGCTAAAAACCGTTTGTTGCCATCAACTGTTCTCGACTACGTAAGTACTGTTGGAGCATTCAGCGCAGCCGGTGACGAACCAGCTCGTATTAAAATGGACGCATATGAAGTAGCTCAAATGTTTGCAGCATCTTCATTAGTAGCCATCAGTGCCCAAGCCGTTAAAGGTTTGCCAGACGCTGAAGGCCCAGCTAGTTTGACTGGTGGAGCAAAAGGTGCTTCTGCAACTTCTGACTTTGCTAACGCTCTCCAAGCTGCTTTGGCTCAAGATCTGAACGTAATCGTCCCAGCTATCAGCCAAGATGCGACAGCCGACATTACTGCGGGAATCACTGACCCAGCTTCAACATACGACATCGAAGCAGTTCATGCGTTGTTGGTCTCCCACTTGAACCTCCGTGGAGACATTCAAAACCGTAGAGAAGCTCAAGGTGTAGTAGGCTACCGAGTTCCAACAAAAGAAGCTGCATTTGAACAAGCTGCTGGTCTTAACGAATACGCTCTCCAATTGGTTATGCAAGACGTTCTAGTAGTAGATGCAACTAACACATTGGCCTGGAAACAACCACATGTTATGGCTGCTCTTATCGCTGGTATCCGAGTAGGAACACCAATCGGCGAACCAGAAACATTTAAATATCTGGCAGTTAGTGGAGTTGGACATTATGTTAACCCAACAACTGGTGCAGTTGGCGGTGACTTCAACCCACAAACTGATTATGATGACGCAATCAGTGCTGGCGTTACGTTCGCTGAACCAAACGCCGGAGCATACCGCATTGTAGTGGATAACACAACATACGGAATCGACCAAAGCTTCGTATTCAACCGTGGATCAGTAGTTGAAGCATCACAATATATCGCTAAAACAATCCGTAGTGATGCAGAACAAACATTCGTCGGTAGAAAAACAACAGTTGCAACAGCATCTTCTATTAAAAACCGTATTCGCTCACAGTTGATCAACTTGTTCAATGCTCAAATCCTTAGCCCATCAACAGATGCACCACAAGGTTTCGTAGAAGACACGTTCATCGTAACTGTTGAAGGTAATACCGCTACAGTTCAATTGGAATGTAAGCCAGTCCAGGGCCTAGACTTTATTTTCATTACCTTTACTCTCGGCGATACACAACAAAGTGCGTAGTTAAATCAACTAGTTAAGCTCAAAGGCCTGGTCTAAAACACCAGGCCTTTTTTATTAGACTGGATTTCATTCTTTGCGGATGCTATAGTTATTCAAAAGGGGATAGAAATGAAAGAACCACAAATAAAAGAAGATGAAGTGGAAGTCACATTGAGCTATGCTTCTAGGGCCAGGTATGAAACTTTAGGGTATGATTTCCCATCCAGTTTTATAGTAGCCAAGACCAAAGTCAAAGTAAAAGTGGACCACCTCTCCAAAAAAAGCAACGTGATAGTGACAAGAATTTGCCAAACTTGTGGCAAAGAGGATCCACTAACTTGTCAAAAAGCTAGACACAGCCCACTATGCCACAAGTGCGCTACTAGCTCGGAAGCTTTTTCTAGAAATGTTTCTATGACTACGCAGAGAGCTAGAGTGTCTAAAGGCTCAAGAATGAATGCTCGGCGGAAATATTTTAATGAAATAGGGAAATTACCTGACACCTACGTAGTGCATCATATAAATATGGATGATCAGGATAATAGATTGGAGAATTTCATAGCTTTAAACAGACCGCAACACCACATAACTCATGGATCTTTCAACAGGCTTTGCAAATCTTTAATGGAGGCTGGTATAGTTTACTTCGATTCAGAGACTTTGACTTATAAATTGACTGGTGCTATAATTAAATAGCACGCCCTCAGGTGAAAAAGCCCTAGACTAAACATCTAGGGCTTTTTTATTTTGGCAAGTTATAATCGTAGGTGAAGAACCAATTAGAAGAATACGCTGAACAGGTATCCTGGGTGAAAGCACGGAACTCTTCAAAAGAGACCGTACCGTCTTGATAAAACTCAATTTTGTGGTCATCTACGAGAACATATCCCATCCGACCGCAATCGCTATAGATCATTTCTGGATATTCCAATTGTTGATCTGCTTGCATGGTTTCATCCTTTATAATGGCGAGTATATGACTTTTGACGTCGTAATGCTCTGGCTGCCTTAGCCAGCTTGAGCTTTCTAAGCTTTTGTTGTTTACGACGTAACCGATTAAGATGTCTACGGAATACGGGAGTTTGGCTCACATATTCGTGGATAGAAGGGCTGATTTCCTTCGCAAGTTTTAGAATCTTAAGTAGTCTTTTCACTCGGGGTTTCATCTGAATTTACTCCTAATTATTTATGAACACAACTAAATTGTAGTGTATATGCCCAGCAAGGATAATCTTGCCATTGATACTGAACGCCTTCGTATACTCCAGATATGTCTGTTGCCCTAGTTTCCCAAGAAACTTGGACATTTTGACATTCCTCATCCGCCCTGGTTTGGATGATAGCATTGGACGGATAAGGCTCATTGAAACATTCGGTAGTTCTCTTGTGAATCACGCCCGGTTCTTTGAGACCTTCCGGCACCTTAACTGTCACGCAACCAGCGAAGAATAATAGTAAACCTAAATATTTTATCGACATAACGGCCCCTCATAGTTAGCGATTTCAGCCGTAGGTATACCGAAGACATTGATTTGCCCATGGTAAATGATACTGTTGGGCTGGATTCTAACTTCAGTAACGTCCAGAGTAGAAATCGGAGACAGCCAAATGGTCCCTCCGGGCTCGTAAGCTATGCAAGTAGGGCGAACGTCCATGGTGGTCACGCACCCCGGTGCAAACAGGCAAAGAAGCAACATAAGCTTTTTCATTTGTCATCCTCCGGCTTTTTGGACATATTGAACAATAAAATGACCTGACTTGCTATTAACAACGTTACGCCGATGATTAGAAATATATAGCCCATAGTGTTTCACCGTATCCAATCTTTATAGTAGTCTTCGGGACTGAAACCCTTTTTCGGGTACAGCTTAGCCAAGATTTTTATTTGAAGATCCAACACATTCAAGTGAAATTGAGCAGCCTCAGGGTCACTCAAGTATCTACTGTATAGTTCTCTACGCAAGGCATTAACGCTTTCTATGGCGCAGTCTCTCTTTACTATTTGAATATCATTCAATGGAATCAAATACTTTTGACGAACTCTTAAGCGAGAGACTGGCATAAACCCACAATACTTACAGTAGGTTAGTTCGCCCCACGGTTGGGCATCACACTCTTTATCGACCGCAAGACTCAAGGTTGACCATTCATGTTCGTGGCCAGCTTCATTGAGCTTGAAAGGTTCAAAGAATGAATCCTCAATCTGCAATAAGGTCTTGATTTTGTTGATTAATAGTTTCATTTTCCAAAATCACAATCTATAACTGAGAAGATTACATCTTGATAGACTTTGCCGTCTTTACATTCGGCTATTGGATCGCGGCTATAGGAAGGGCTGAAGCTCTTCAATCCGCCGTGGCATTCACATAGACGTTCTGACTTATGGTGCAAGGCTGCGTTGGCTTGATGAGCATCCCAACGTAGGACTCGAACGAAGGCCAAAGTGCCTAATGTTACTGCTAAAACTGTTACTAGAGTCGTTTTCATTTTAAAACCCAAACAAAAGGCCCACGGCAATCATATGCCCGAAGCCAATTAAAAATGGAGTTAATATCAACATAAGGAATAAAAACATAGTCTTAGGCGATCGGTGAGTCAAAGTTACGAAGGCCGCCACAATCAATCCAGAAAACACATAAGCTAATGCCGTGATTACACTTAGGTTATACATGATATTTACCCGCTCCTTGACGTTTGAGTGCAGTGCCGTTTTCAGCCATAAAGCGCATAATCGCGGCAGTTAAGTACCTAGCAACGATAGAGTAATCGTCAATCGCTTTAACATCGTTAGGCAAGTTCAGGCACTTAAAGGTAGTATAGACTATGGGTTCTTTTAAATCAACGCTACCATTCAGTACAATTTCATCCACCACACACAGGGCTTTTTCCACTTCAGCTAGACTTTTAAATGTAAGTTTCATCTTAAATCCCTCCTTATGGTTCTATTATTAGTTGTTAATCATATCTAAGGCGTAATCGCAAACACGGGTACGGTATTCTTCAGTAACGTCCCATCCAGTGAATGGGTCTTGAACTGAACAAGAAATCACGAACCAGTTACCATCAACATCTTGTTGGAGATCAACAACGGCCCAAACATCATCATTATGACCGTAATAGAATTCCATGGTTTGGATGTCTGTCATTATGCTTTGTGCTGGGTTTCTCATTTTGTTTCTCCCTCATTGCTTACATAATACTTATCGGGATATCCCATAAAAACTTTAGAGAATCTATAACTATTTTATAAATAAGTGATTACATTGAGCTTTTAGGGCTAACGTGCGGTTAATTTATATGGTGGACGTAAGAAAAGCTACAGTATATATCTTACTGAGTGTGGGATTATTAGAGATTTATTCAGTGGCTAAGTTTGGATATTAAGCTATAAATCGCCCATATGTCTAAGCATCTCAAACACTTACCGCACTCTACCACGTTTTTGAAAATGAAAGAGTAGTATAATTGAGTAAGACATGGATTTAGGGGGCTTTTTACATGGAAATTAAGCAAAAGAAACCGCTAGCTTGTGCTACTTGTCATAAGACTGAGGAAGAAGCACTCTTCCGCCATCCCAAGGGACAACTTAGGCGCTACTGCGTTCCTTGCTATAACGCTTATATGCGCACCCTCCGTGCTCGCCTGCGCCGCTTCAACCCCAAGGGCTCAGTCAAGCTAAAGCGCCATAATGAAAAGGTTCTAAGGGATCTAAAGCCGGGGTTCTATGTAATCCAATGGGAAGCTCTTAGGAAGGCTACAGAAGGCTTTCTGGGCTTTGATGGCCGCACTCTATATCTTCATACCGGTAAGAAAGGTTTCCGCGTGGAATATGATATAAAGGCCGTGGCTGCGTTCCTGGCTAATAGAAGATTGTTGGCTGAGGCTATTAAGGTGCGGGTGCTGAAGGGGGATGAATTGGCTAGACCTAAAGACTTAATGGAGCACGAGCCCATCGTCCCTATAGTTCAGGTACAGAGGGGTTGGATACGTTAGGCTTTAAGGGATTTAGATGCCATAGCCCTGGCTAGATAAGACAATCTTTGAGCATCCTCTAGCCTGCCTTCAACCATAGCTATGAAATAGGCAGTCAGTAGTTCATTTTGCTGAATTTGGAATTTCAGTAATGGATCCATAGCTACGTTACTAGAATCTAGCCAGACTTCAGCTGTAAAAGGAATTTCTAGGTCGATGGAAATGCTAGACTCAGGATCCGCCCAAACTAATTTACTTCCACTAAGGATTTCATCTCGATTTACCAAGTAGACTTTAGAGGCGTCAAATCGTGCGGTATGGACATCGCACCAATCCGAATGAGCCTCATTAGTATGTTGAGCACCGCACGTACACTTATTCACTTTAGCACCTTTCGGGTATAATACCGCACGTTTATGCCTAGAGTTTTGCGGGCGGGGCGAATCCCCACTCGGTAAAACGTCCCTCAGCATATGCCAATATCAGTTTACTTAAATGATCTGGAGCCACTTCACCATTTATTAAGACATGACGCTCATTTGTATCAAATTCGCATTCTTCACGACTCGATACAGAGCCCTCTTCTGTAAGCAAGTCGCTCATTTTGTAGGCTTTAATGGTTGTCAAAACTTTAATTTCCATGATTTTCTCCTTATTTCATAAAAAAGCCGAGATGGCCGAACACACCTATGATTATAGCTACTCCGCCTAAGAAAGCAAGAGTGAACAAAGTCATCATAAATAAGATGTAACATGTTGTATTTATTATTTTCATTCTAGATGCCCTCCAGAACGTGCGGTTATAAGGAAGTTATCGTAGTATAGGGGCTTTCGCTTATACTTAGTCTTTACGTCTATAAGAGACTTTAGGTGCTGGGTGCAAAATTGCCTGGATAACAGTAGTCATGGTCTCTTGGAACTTTTCTTCATCTTCCGGTTTCACTAGCCCGTGTTCTTTATATTGGAACAGAGCGTCTACAATCAGTTCGAGTGCTTTTCTATCCAGCTGATCCATGATACTTTACCTCAATTTTTCAAATTTGCCACCTTAAGCAGTTTGCGTTTATACATACGAGCTCCACCAACTAGGTGAAGGATACAGATCCTATCGGTAATTTTACCCTAAAACTTGAATGAACGTTGTTATATCTTGTTATTATTTACTTTTTAGAGAGATTTAGTCTTTGAAGAACATATGAACTACGCGGTAGACAGCCCAACATGACCCCATAATGCTGCCTGGGATGGCAAAGAAGATCATGACGGCTTTGAAATGCGCAAGAATCATGCCAATTATCAACGGTACAATCACTAACCCCACGATAACAATGGCTAACATGTCTAGAAAGAACTTACGGTACATAATAACTAACTTCCAACTAAAAGAAATGGACTGCCAACTATTTCACATAGGGCCAATAAAGAACTATGGCTGCGACTAGGGTCATAATGATGATAAGGGGGATAGAACTCATAACAGACCATCCAAGGTTAAGAACGCATAGACCATGAACACGATGAGAGATAGGCCGGCTATGGGTAGAATCATGTGGAGGGGATTATGAATACCGCGAACGATTAAACCGCCTAAGACACCTACGATTAATACTACTTCGAATATCTTTTTCAACATGATTATCTACCCAAATATACGGTTAATAAAAAGGGAGCCCCATCCTCGGTAACGGAGTAGCCAGCCTCCAATAGGACATACCTAAGATTTTCCACGGCGGCTTGAGCGTCCGCCAGGGTGATAGATGGATTCTGGATATTTTCATCATGTCTATAGGAAGGTAGGGTATGGACGTTGAACTTGACACTAGTTTCACCCTTGAATAAGGCTCTCATTATCAAAGTTTCAGCAGTCTTAATATATTGCTCGTTGATGGCTTCTCTTACAAGAGCTTTCTCAGCATCTACCCAACTTTGAATTTCATGTAACGTTTTCATGATTACACCCCTATTTGTCTGGGATCCTTATCGGCATTATGGCCACAGAACTTTAGACTATTCCTTAACATCTGGATATTTAGAAGGATTTTCAAGGTCCAAGTGCTGATTTTTACCACGCTCATCGGTATAGTGGATCCGGAAATGGCCGGGACCTACCTTAGTTTCGAAGACGAACTTTCCAGCCTTGAAGCGATCCTTATCGTGCGGTTTAGGCAGGATCTCCGTGAGCTTAGCCTTAGTCCCATCGGTGAACTCGAACGTGCGGCCTATGTCTTTAGCGGATAGTTTCATTTGGAAGCCCTACGAGAGTTTAAGATTTCACAGAACATACTCATGGTGATTGGATTTGGTAGATATAGCTTGGATGGGGTAACTGGGGAGCAGCTTAGAACTCTCCGCACGTACTCGTCTTTAGTGATAACGGAGAGTTCACCCTTGCGTAAAAATATAATTTCCTCATTGACTTGGTAATATTCACCATAATAAGGATGGTCCGGCTGATTATAAACCAGTTCATGTTGTTCAAAGAACCCATCCTCAATCATTATGCTTTCCTCATAGCTTTGACTAAAAGCTTACCCTTGCCTACACCTTTATAGTGTGTTTCGTAGTCTAGTAAATACAATTCGGCAACTACGTTTTTTAACACATGCAGGGCAAAATCCCCAGTATAATCGAGATCCCATTTGAGAGTCTTTAAAGCAGTGGAAACAAAGGGATTTATCTCAATGAGGGCGCCCTCTTCCTCGAGCAACTTTTTTACTATCTTTCTGGATACCCTAACTGTTGGGAATTCTTTTTCCATTATGCTTTCCTCAGCTCACTCACTTTGAGTACGATCAGCCCTAGTATACTCAATGCCGTGGAAATGATCAAGCTCCATATGAGTAGCTGACCCAGTTGGCTGAAGTCTTCCCTGGTTACCACGAACCAATTGTTCAAGGCCTTAGTGAGCAAATCGCCGCATACAAGAGCCAAGTTCATGAGGCTGGCTGTTAGGCTTATGTAGATAGCCCGTTGCTCAGGTGGGGCATTCTTGGCGATTATAACGCCCAAGGGAATCATGGACAGCTCAGCTATAGCCGTACCCGCCGCAGTATCCACTAAGATCAGATGGCGTGCGGATATATGGAGTAGATCGTTGATGTGGTAGAAAACCATGATATCCGGCAACGAAAGAATCGTGCCAAGTACAGTCAACCAAGTGAGAACCTTAGGAATATTAGCGCTAGCCATATAGTCCATGAAGAACCAAAGGATGGCTAGACTAGAGATCGCTCCAGTAAGAGACAGCAGCCCTAGGAATTCTTGGTCAAAGCCCATCTTATTAATGTAGAACCAAGACAACCCTGGTCCAGCTCCTGGAGTAGTGCGGAACAAGAAGATGGCAATCATAGATATAAAGAACTTAATCCGTATATCCTTAGGCATTGATTTGGTGATCCAGTACATAAGGCTGGAAATAACTGTGAAGCTCAGAGCAAAGATCACAGGCTGAGCATAGCCAGCTAAGTACAGACCGCACAACACGCAAACTACAGCATATATCCCGCCAGCTATGATGAGCGTGCGGTTAAAGACTGATTCATGGGTAGGCTTATTCAACCGCACGACCGCAGTAGATATGATGGATATGACAGGGCATACAGCAGCCAAGCCAAATACCACAGCTGTAGAGTAGTGGGCGGCTAAGAAGCCAGTAATAGCTGCAGCACCCAGTGACCCAATTGCCAAAGCTATTTGAGTCAGAACCTGGATCTCACCTAGTTCCTTCTGGACATCCCCAGCTGGATCGACTAACTCAATTGCCATGGTGGAGGCAATGATGCCCGCTACAACCGTACCAGTCGTAGCCAATAGCCCAGTGATCAATAACCCACCGAACTGACCTAGGTGATTGAATAGGATATGAGTAGAAGCGTGATCTACCATTCCCAAAGTACCCAGGAGGATCAGGAAGTTACCCAGATAGATATAGCTTTTTCTGTGATTCCCGAATAGCGAAATTCCATCAATCACAGACCCAAAGACTATCTTTATAGACCAAGGCAATCCAGTCCAAATGCCTAGGCTGATTAACTTAGCCGCACTTAGGGATATTTGATCTTTCATGAAGTATGTAGCGGTTACAGCTGTAAGGCCGATAAAGCCCCTGGTGAAATACACCATGAGTAATGGGAGGTATCGTAGGCGGAAAGCCTTGATTGGGTTTAGTAGTTTATCCATTGTTCAGAATCTCCTATTGATCCATCTAATCTCTATCGGCTAAACCGCACGTTTCCTTTAGCCTTGCCCCCAACCCCTTGATCTGCTATAATTTAATTAAGCCATATCTCCCAAAGGAAGTCAAGTATGAGTAAGATAGTAGACTGGAATAAAATAGCTAGTGTCAATTTCGACGACAACCGCCGTAAAAAGGTAGGCCAAATCACTAGTAAGGAGTTGTTCCAAAAGGCTCACGAACGCATGCAGGAAGAAGAGTCACGTGCGGATTACTTGCGTAAAGCCATGCCAATTCTCCAGAACGAACTCATTAAAAGCTTATCCACCAAGACTCCTATATTGGTAAAATCGCCCATAAAGAACCCAACTGAGGCTTTAGGTGGCGTGATAAAAAGCCAAGACGATGAATTTCCAGACTTTTACAACAGTACTCCATCCAATCAAGGCGGAGGCTCTACTGCTAACGCTCGGTTCGAAGAAGTCATGCAAACTATCCCAGCCGGCATTACTTTGATGTTCAAGTCTTGGGATAAAACCCTCGATCAAATGGTATTTAGGGGCTCAGACGGTGAAGATTATGCTATCTATACCCGTCAAAAGATCCTTTTCAAAGGCCAAAGCATGGAAAACCCAGGACTATTTGGGCTACTGTTCAATACTAACCTAGCGGATATCCTCCAAAGCGAGGACTAAAATCTGCTATAATTGGATTAACAAAGCGTTTTAATGGCGCGTGAGATGGATAAATAAAGGTAAGGTACTAATATTATGGCCCAAGTGATCACCGGTGCGAGAGGTAAGGTCGTCGTTAACGGACAAGTCGTTGGATTTGTTGGCGGCGTTGACGTTGATATCGAAAACACATTGGCTGATGTCGATGTCTTAGGTCAAATCGAACGTGCGGACTTAGCCGAAGTTGGCCATAAATGCAACTTCACAATCAACTACTTCAAAGCTGTCCCACCAAGCACACCAACAACTAAAGGTGCTCCACACGGTGCAGCTGCTGGCGTAGTTTTCCCACTTTCAGCTGCTGGTCTTGGAATTGATTCCTCTTCCGCTAACACCGCTAAAGAAGGTGTCAAAGCTGGCGACATCAATTTGATGCGTTCACAAGTCTACTTCGACGTTGAAATCCAAGACGACCTCCAAGGTGGAAACAACGTCTTCGTTATGCAAAACTGCAAACTCGAAGGTGGAACTGGACGTCTAGAAGCTCGTGGAATTTGGCAAGGTACTTGGAAGTTCCAAGCTCAAAAAGGCTTCGGTTTATAATAGAACCGCACGTTTCCGCACCCAGAGCGTAAAAGTGGGTACGTTTTTTAAAGTTTATTAAAAAAGCTATTATGTAAACCCTTAGGCGACCATAATAGCTTTTTTTGTTAGCGCATAGACTAACGCCCCATAGATCCAAATTAGCATATAGGCATATAAAATGGCAGCAGTAATTACCGGTGCAAGAGCAAGAATCAAGTTAAGTGGGGATGTTATAGCCTTCGCTTCTGGCATATCAGTCACTCACGAACAACGCCTAGAAGAAATCCCCCAACTGGACAATCTAGAAATAGCCGAGTATGCGGAAAGTGGCCATAGGGTATCTGTGTCCGTAAGCTTCATTAAGCTAGCCTCCGATGCCAAGATAGCAGGACAAAGCCTATCCAACAATGCAGCTGACTTCAGTATGGACAGTTTGTCAGATCCTAAGTCCATCCTACTCCAACCGGAACTAATCATCGAAGTAGTAGATGCAGTACCCGTGCGGAACGGAAATGGGCAAATCACTGGTTACAATGAAGTGCCCATCTATACGGCCTTTGGATGTAAGTTTGAGGGCGGGACGGGCCAACTGTCAGCCCGTGGTATTTGGGAAGGAAATTGGAACTTTAAAGGCCGGCGGGGATTTGGTATTTAGTGTTTCTTCTTCTTGGCTTTCTTACGTAAGACAGGCTCCACAACTTCCTCTACAATAGCCCGTTCATCTGCATCCTCTACTCCGAACTCCCAGAACTCCAGCTCTTGATAAAGCTGGAGGATCTCAGCTTCAGCGATTTCAATTTGTTCTTCTCGGATCATGAGCTCACCAGCTAGAATGACTATTTTGTCTTCTAGCAATTTCAAGTCTTGCGCGTGAAAGTAAATGTTCAAAATGATCGTGATCACCAACATCCCTATCACTAATAGAGCAGAAACTTCCATTTTTTAACCCCTTAATCCAGTATTTCTGGATATTTAACGTATTCGAAATCGACTGAAACTCCGCCAGGCGTGATCTTGGCTCCATTAATCGCAGTCATTACGACTTCTGACCATTGAGCAGCCCTAGATTCGACATAGAAGGCAGCGGTGTTATTACCATTAATGTTGTAGGTAATTTCTAGGAGTTCAGCCCTATCTCCTTGAGAAGTCAGATAGTGCTTGCCTAGATCTGCCGGCGTTAAATCCTTAGTTAGACTCATTTTCTAATTCCTCCATTTCTTCTTCCCATTTTTTAGCCAGACGTATCAATCTTTGTTGAGCCAAAAGATCAGATACTTCCAGGCCAAACTTGTCATATAGCATAAAACCCTCTCTGATAAGAGTCTTATCTTTTTCAGTGAAAGACTTATCCTTCAGGAACTTAGCCAAGTATTCATCCTTGAGCACTTCGAAGTCTTGTTCCTGCGCTAGGGCTTCGTCTCGTTCTGCGTTCCTTTGGTTGGCGTAGGCTAAGTGCTCAGGCTTCAGCATCTTCTCCATCCCAGACACATAACCGCACGCTTCACAGTAGTTGGAAGCTTCTAGGGTTTCGTGGTAGGTCTTGGGATCCATCTGCATGAGCTCCATCTCGTCAGGGTGCACTAACTTGATCTTCTTCCAAGCGTGCGGTCCTTTGCATAGGCGCTCATGATCTACGGGGTGCAAAGGCTCGCGGGCATACGTGCGGACCTTTTGCAGGTAAGTCACTACGGCCGCAACTATGACTACTTCCAGGCATACTAGGGACATGGTGATCGTAGCTATTAAATTAAACATGTAGTACTCCACGTGATGGCTATTGGTCATCAATCGTACATATCACCCTCATCGGCATAAGTCAACCAAAACTTGAGGGCTTGACTTAAGGCAGTAAAATGATATAATTAATCCAGACTAGATTTAGATTTAAATGAAGGTATACAACATGAGTCGCATTAGCAACTTACCCAAAAACTTGCCCTCCAAAGAAATTCCCTTTAAAATCAAAGTAAAAGGTTCCGTATCCAAAAAGGTATACGAAGGCGATTTTACTGTTTCCGTGCCTACAGTACGCGATATGTCCCGCATTGGCGTTGAACTTTCCCGCCTAAGTGATGGTATCCCCTTTGAAATGTTGGATAAAACTACCGCCGGTATCAACAATGCCGTAGCTTACCTCAAAGTTACCCTCAAAGACGCTCCAGCTTGGTTCGTAAATAGCCCCGATGACGCTGACGAAGACGGTATGGACTACGGGTTGGACACTGTAGATATGAATGTCCCAGTCGAGATCTTCGCTGAAGCCCAAAAAGCGACTAGCAAATGGTATAAAAACCTAAGGGTTACGACTGAAGATGAGCCAAAGTCCTAAAAAAGAGGCTAAAGATCCTTTCTTTGCCCTTAAATACATTGCATATCACCGCACGGGCCTCCCTAAGGACTCAGATGAGTTAGATACGGAGGCTTTAATCAGTTTTGCTAAATGGCAAATATGTAAAGTGCGGAATATACTGTGGAATGACCCAGTTTGGGACTCCTATACTGAAGAGGAGATCCTTATTGAGTTCTTTTCCATTAAATTCGATGAAAATGAAGAATTACGTAAGGATTTTGGCAACTTAATGATTGGACCCTCTAAGAAAGACATGGATTGGTTCGACGAAATGGACCAAAAGTACGCACCTGACAAACAGGGTACAATTATAGAAGAAACTACTCCTGAGCCCGAAGAATTCGAGGACAAATACTAATGGCCAAGCATACCTTAAATATTGAAGGCTCCGCCGACTTTAGCTCCGTAATTAAGGGGGTTAAAGATCTACAATCTACGTTGTCGGGCGCCTTTGGTAAGAATGGGTTCAAGGTCTTAGACGAAGACTCTATCGATTTCCTCAAAGTCCAGACCCAATCCGCCTTAAGCCAAATGGTCAAGCAGATCCAGACTCTCCGCAAAGAAGCTGGTGAACTAGACAAGCTCATGAAAAATTCCGTTGGGGATGAACGCCAACAAGCGTCTCTCCAAAAGGATCGTTTAGCTTATACCAGCCGAATCCTACAAGCTGAAACTGCACTCAATAAACTCCGCACGTCTGAAAACATAATTACCACGGGTCGTCCTGATGCGGGCCCGATGAACAATCCGAATCCTATTAAGGGTGGGCGTTCAGCACCAATGGCTGTGGCCACTGAAGCAGTATCTGATGGACTGTTTAAAATGGCAGCAGGATTCCTAACTGTAGGAACTGCTATCGGATTATTAGAGTCTGCATTCGGTAGAGCTTCAGAAGCCTTTAATACCTATAGCCAATCCGTACCTGATCTGCTCAACTTAAGCGCTCGTGGAATCACCGCTATTAAAGGTGGTCCTGGAATGGGTGCGGCTAATGAACTCGGGTTCGGTCAACAAGATGTATTCCGTACTCAAGGTGAAGCCGGTAGTGCTTTCGGTCGTGGTCGTAATGCCCAAGGCGAACAAAACCGGGTGATCAATCTTTTGACAGCCGCACGCGGACTCGGCGTAGAACCAGGACAACTTACTAACGCAGGCAATCAACTGCGTCAAGTAGGTGGCACCGAAATGGCCAACAAGCAGATGGGCATCATTATTGAGAAAGCCTTCACTGCTGGTCTAGATAAAACCCAAGTACCGCACTACTTAGAAGCTGCTACTAGCTTACTCGCCAACCTCAATCAAACTGGATTGGCGAACTCATCTAAGTTATTAGATGTTATGACGGACTTGACAGCTAAGGGCAATATGTCCCCTGAGCAAGCTTCTCGTAACATACAAAGTATTAACTCAGCTGTAGCTCATTCACAAGGTGAGCAAAACGCATTCTTCCAAGCAGCTGCTATGCGTGCGGGATTAGGCGGTGGAACTCTCTTAGGTACTCAATTCGCCGTTCGTCAAGGTCTCCAAGGCGTTGATATTAACGCACTACGCAAGCAGGTTGGCGGTAGCAAAGAAGGCATGCAAGGCCTACAAGCTATCGAACAGATGGGTTTGAATAAGTCTTCCTTTACCCAAGATTTTGCCAAAAGCATTCTAGGTGAATACCATCGTCGTATCGCAACTGGAACACCACAAGGTGCGGCTGCGGGATTGGGCTTTATTGGTCAGAACTTTGGAGTCCAGACAGCTGGTGAAGCAACTCGAGTCTTGGCTATCTTGGATAAAATATCCACTGGAACGGCCACTGCCAAAGATACTAAGAAACTCAGCGATCTGCAAAAAGATCCAGAAACAAAATGGCGTGATGATGTATTGGGTCGCTTGGATAAAGTAGCCTTGTCCACTGCCCAAACAGCCGCACGTAGCCAGGCAGCTAAATTCGAATTCGGGGAAGCAGCAGCTGGACTGTTCAATGCTTTGACAAATGCCTTAACTAAACTCGACCAAACTCTTACTACGTTCTTCACACAAGGACCTCTAAAGGGTGCGGAAAATCTAGCAGCAGCAATACCTGGCGCTAAAGAAGCTGCAGCGGGAATATCCTCTTTAGCTAACCCTCTGATCGACGCTGTAATGCCAGCAGTAGGACCAGCAATTGAATCCGTAAGCAATCTCCTCAGTGGTAATCCCGCAACAGCAGGAGCGACTAAGTCTGTATCGGACTTCCTCAATCCAGTTACGGCTAAGCCAGCTGCAGCAGCTGCAACTATGGGAGCTGCTAGTCAACAAAAATCCATGGATTCCAACCATATGGAACACATGGTTAACGAACAACGTAAAACTAACCAAATCCTGGAACGTAGCTTAGGCCGTCCGGGAGCTCCGAAAGTGTCCAGAGACACACTCAAATAATAAGATTTTAGATTTGGATTTAAGATGGCCATTACAGATATCGTACAAGAAGCTAAGAACGTCGTTAGCGGAAAAGGGTTCACCGATCAGGTAGTTCCCGATTCCGATCGCCGTGTTGATCGCGTAGACCAATGTAAAGTCGTATGGTATCAATGGGCCAATCCACTAATGAACACAGGAGCAACGGCTTTTGGTATTAACCCATTAGGCGCTTTACCCACACCCCCGTTCGTATTGTCAGCCTCTACTTCATATGATATTTCCAACCATATTGAATCCTTTACTTATTCCAAGGATATGGATTCAGCAGCTGGATCATTCTCCATAGTCCTTCACAACTCATTCGACTTCGCTAGATTCATGCATCCGGGCGAATGGATCACTATCTATTTGGCTCAAGACGGTAGCTTAGGCTTACCTTCAGAAATCCCAGCTACAGCCGCACTCTCTGCTAATCAATCTTTGGATGCGTACGAAAATAGCTTGATTCCTCCGACACCTAGTCTAAGCAATGTGGGTGGAGCTTTAGCTAGTTTAGCTACTTCTATTCTCCCACAACCTTTGCCACAACTCCCGTTGCCTTCCCCTGACTCTGATATCCTGGGTAGCTCTAAGGCTAAACTCCGCACGCTAGGGGTTATTACTCGTGTGGGCATACGCTCCACCATGACTGCAGACGGCACCCAAGAAACCACATATACTGTTACCGGCAGAGACTTCGGAACTGTATACGAAGAAACTGAAATATGGTTCAATGCCAACAATGCGGATAACGAAACATACCAATCTGTCGTGAATGCTACAACTACCCAATTCCAACGTAACGTAAGTGAACTGCTGGACAAGTGGCATGATCTGTTCTTGAACCCAAAGAAAGATCTCAGCAACATAGCTGACCTATCCGCCTTCTATCCAGAACAGTGGCTCATGCCGAGTACTTTGACGGATGATTTAGGATTGCAGTTTCCACTAGGGGCTTCTGGCTTCTTTGGTGAAATCCAAGATCTCAAGGAATTCAACGCTACAGTGTTCGAGAACCCAGATGCTAATCCATTGTCAGGCCTTGAGGGTAAGTGTTGGGATCGTCTAAAGTCTTTAGCTCAACCAGAGTTTCACGAACTTTTCACAGAGCTCAGTGATACCGGTCACCCACGATTGATTTTCCGCCCAATCCCATGGGCTCTGGATAAATCAAATTATCCTACGATAGGTGCGGCTATCCTTAACTACAAGGATTTGACCTCCGGTACTCCAGTGCAACCACCCGCACCCATTGGTACCAACCTTTCATCTTTGGGTTCCATAGCTTCAGCCGCACTTAGCGTCTTAAAAAGTTCTATATCGGACTTCAGAGTTATACACTCCATTCCTTTGACTGCTATCGAAGTAGAAAACTACGATATCGGACCGGATTATCACAACCGTTACAACTTCTTCCTCATTAGTTCTTCTAAAGCTGGTCTGGATCAAACGAATGCCTTCGCCACTATCGCTGGATCAGCTAATGCGAAGTTCAACTTCCCGTTGCGTAACGAAAACAACATCAAACGCAACGGATTTAAGCCCATGATCGTCAACGTAGCGACGTTTTTGGCCAATTCAGGGGGCTTATTCAATAACGGTAAGTTCTTCTCTAACTCCCCATCTGAAGAATTCATCCTCCAAGCGAATGCTATGATGCAGGATTATCATGGTCATAATCAGGACTTTTATAGCGGTACGATCACTATAAATGGCCGAAATGACATCAAATTGGGTAAAGTTATCGTCACAGATGAGACTTTTGACGGTATTTCTGATATGGTTTTCTATATAGAGGGCTATGAAGATAACTTTACGGTTAATTCAGACGGCGTTACAAGCTGGACACAAAACCTCCATGTAACACGTGGGATGACTAAGGCCTTCTTGAACGGCGGAAGTTCTGTATATCGTCCATCAGTCCAAACCAACACGTTCCATTCTTTCGATAAGAACGGCGCTGGAACTGGAAATGCGATTCTAGATGCAGCTAAAAAATTCATTAAATCTCCATTAGGCTAAGGATCTTATATGCAAAGGCAAGACGGATCAGTAAGATCTTCAAACAACCCAGTGCGGCAAAACCGGTATCTAATTAAGGACTACGGTCTTTATAAAGGTGTCGTGAGGTCTGTTATATATACGGACGATGATCGCAACGATTCAGGTGCTGGCCAAGATCCTACCGAAACTGTCTATGTAGTGATGGTTATCGGTGGCGATAGAGACGGGCAAATATTCAATAATGCTCGCCTTATGCGCAACCTGGGCGGCTTCGATAACTATTCGGAAATTACCCTAAAATCTACTGAGGGGATTTCCCACCAAGATATCACTTCCATCATAGCAGCTGGTGACCCATCCCTTAACAAGATTGAAAAGCTCGGTGGGGATAGCGTCTATATCCAGTTCCTAAACGGTGACCCGCACATGCCAGTTATTGTAGGCATGTCCAACCACCAAGAAGCGCCTGCAGATTCAACATCTACAGATGGTCCAGTATTTGTGGAACGTTATAACGGTATAACTACGGATATTGATAAGAACGGCGTCTTTACATGGTCTAAAGACAACGGTGCATACGTCCCATTCCTCCCGAACATTGACAATCCTTTGGCACCTTTCATCAATCAGTTCGCTCCTTTGACGGGGCAAACGGATGCTGTAGTTGTAACCCTTAATAATACTTATGAACTATCGGTTGCCTTCCTCCCTGGCTTAACCATTACTGCGGATGGACTTAAGGATAGCGTTTCCATAGCGACTGCAGTTGGAACGGCTTTTGAGATTAGCGGTCCTACTGATTCCCTGAAACTATCCACTACTGGTGGAGCTTCATTAGCATTAGATACCACTTCCGGATTAAGCGTCAAAACAGCTACCGGAGATGCTTTAGCAATAGGTAACGGTGCGGTATCTTTAAAGAACACTGCTGGCGCGAATTTATCTTTCGATGCTACTGGATTTATTAAGCTCGGTAACAGCAGTGGAGATGTCTTAAAAGATGTACTCGAGGCTCTTATACAAGCTCTAACCACCGAAGCTCCTGCAGGATTCGGAGCCCCATTATTGAACGTAGCAACATATGTACAGTTATTAACAAAAATACAATTGATTACCGGGGGCTAAGATGGCTCTCAACGCTGATCAACTAGCTCAGGCACTATTGAACACTATGAGCCCTAAAGTCGACGGAAAGGGCATGCCGGTTTCTTCTACCGCACAAGTGAAAGCTTATGCTGCTGGGATAGTTTCTTGTTTGCAAAGTGCCATAGTTTCCAACGCTCCGGGAACTATCGTAGGGGTCACCGCACCCGGAGCTCCTTTGACAGCTGGGGCAGGTACGGGTGGGATTATGGTCATTACCCCTTCTGCTCTTCAAGCTCAAACAGCCACAGCTTTCGTAGGTGCCAAAACTATAGCGGCTGAAAATACCGCCATCATAACCTACATCGGTACTGGTTTGATCGTCTTCCCTACTGGAGGTATCGTAGGAACTTGCACGAATACTCCAACAAGTCCAGGACCTTTGACCGCAGGAACTGGAACTGGTGGGATGATAGTGGGTCTCACGGGTGCGGCTGCCTTAGGTGCAGTTGCTCCAGCTCTAGGAACTCCCGGTCCTGCAGCAGTTGCTTTCTATAATGCTCTAATAACATACATTCTTTCCAGCGCCCAAGCTACTTATGGCACGGGAACGGTCCAAGGCGTCTGCCCACCCGGAGGAGGTCCTTTAACTGCTGGATCTGCCTCGGGCGGGACCATTTCTTAGTGATATAATTACCAATAGGTATAGATTTAGATGGGAAGATGTGAATGTCCACTATCAATATAGCGGGTGCAGCTAATTTAGCCAACAATATTGCTAGTGCAACCAGAGGGTTAGCCACGGCATTCGGCTTAATTAATCCAGAACCACACTTTCCAACCACTCCAGAACAAGCGATAACTGCTGATTTCCAAAGACAAAACTGGTACGTAACCCCCAGTCAGGGTCTTTATGCCCTTATGGTCGAACCAGTCGGATCAGGATCTTCTCTGGTCAGCGAATTTCCTCAGTTCGTTCAAAACATCTACTCAACTTTCAATTCTCTAGAATCAAGACTCAGCGGTGCGGTTGATACCAGCTTCGCTGAATTTGTTTTGCCTACCACTCCCCAAGAAATCAACCAAACTGAAGACTTCGCCGTTTCTTTGAAACCAACCCAAGGCGGAACTGTAGTCTACCATTCCGGTAACAAATATAAGACTTTGGTTATTTCCGGTACTACAGGGGTTGCTCCTTACCGTGGAGCTTCTGGCGTAGACAAATATACTGGCCTCTCCATTGGCAATCCCGATGATCTCCAATACCGTAGCGGTTATGAAGTGTTTCAACATTTCAGACAATGGATCAAAGCGTATCACGAAACCAAAGCGGCATCTGGAACCACGAATATCCGCATGCTTTGGAAAAACTACAAGGATTGGGAATTCTTGTATGTAGAGCCAATTAAGTTCACAATGCGCCGAGACGCAACACGCCCACTGTTGTACAACTACAACATACAATTCCGTGTTACTGGCGTTAAAACAATCGATGCTCCATTGTTCAGTTTAGTAGTCAATAAACTCAACGATATATCCACTGCGTTATCTAACGGATATACGCTTATTAAGACCAATAAAGCTGCTTCTGAGCAGATCACGGGTAACTTAAACGACCTAACCAACGCTGTTAACCGCTTAAAGTTGTCTGTAAAAGCCTCCACTCAAGGTATTCTGCACTTTGACGACATTGATAGCACCATTACTAAGAAGCTTTCTAACAAAGAAGCTCTATCCGTGCTCAATGCTATCGGTAATGCCATGGTTCAAGGCGGAAACAACACGCGTCAGGCAGAAGTAACTAATACCGCACCTAAGGCTGCTAATCCTACTAAAACAGGATTGAGCTTGATAGATACTGCCAAAAACCCCGGTAATATTAGTCCCACTGCTATTAAAAATCAAATAAACGGCCTATTAGACTCCGAACCGGCTCTAATGAAGTCGATTTCTTTGGCTACATTGCCAACTAGTGTCCAAAAAGACGTCAAAACACTTCAACAAGCAGCTGCATCTATTTCTCGTGTAGACGTTATGGATGTGAAAACTCAGGTTAAATCTACCTACGATAAGCTCGCTAACGGCGTAGGATTAGCAGATTCTACGTACAATTCTATCTTTGGAATCACTCAAACAGGCGTTTCTGGCAACCAAACACAGCTAAGTGATGACCAATTTGAGATGATGTACGCTTTGAGCCAAACAATCAACAGCGTAGATGGTATTCTCAGCAGCGATACCATGTTTGATACGAACTCACAATTGTATTCTACTGCTAGTGCCAATAACGGATCACAAACAATTGGTCAAGGCGTATTTAGTGTTCTGAATCCAGCTGGTAGCGTTAAAGAAGGTCCTTTACCTGCTAACTTAACTCTAGAGGACATCGCTCTTAAAGAACTCGGAGATTCTTCCCGTTGGACAGAAATCGCTGACCTGAACGGTCTTAAAGCCCCATATGTTATCAGTCTTCAAGATGCGCTGAAAATAGCTTATACTGTACAGTCTGAAAAATACAATAACTCTGCCGATATCCGCGACTTGCGTATCGGATACTTCTTCCTTATTCCAACCGCACCTACGCCTTTGAATGCTTTCGCGGGCAAAGGTAATAACATCGCTGAATACCTAGGTGGCGATAAAAATACTGCAGCTAACTGGCGCTTCATTTTCCCAGACGTTGGAACCATCGTATTTTCAGTAGGATCTCAAAACCATCTCCAGTATGAACACGGAGTTTGGGGGATCGTAGATCCGTCGACCTTCACTACAGACGGTGTTTTGAAACCTGGAGACAACATCAAGATTCCAGCTGCCCCATCACCACCGATTGCCACCCCATTGCAAGGCCCTAGGGACAATCTCTATACCAATAGCTTGTCTAACTCTGAGAAGTCCTTAGCGGTCGATTTAAAGCTCACCAGCGACTTGGACCTGGACTTGTTGGCTAGTGGAGATTTAGCAGTAGCTACCGGATATGTGAACGCTGCACAAGCTATCGTTTTGAAACTACTTTACAGTAAAGGTAGCCTCAAAAAGTTCCCAACTCTAGGTTCTAGCCTTCAGCCCGGCAAGAAAGTCCCTGATATTGCTTCCTTAAGAAGTGACATTACAGCTTCCTTGTTGCAAGATGCTAGAATTAGAGATGTAACCAAAATCAATCTAATCCAAGTCGGCGGAACTCTGACACTGTCCTTCACCGTAATCTTTAAAGATGTTCAACAACCTATACCAATAACCATACCGGTATAATACGAGATAAAAATGTCAAATTTAACTTTAAAAAGTGAACAACAAATTATCGGCGGGATGGCCAGGACTATTCTTGCCAATACCGGTCTCAACGACTTGAACCCCGGTTCAGTTCTTTTGACCCTTTTGCAAGCAGCCGCACAAGAAGACTTTGCTCAATACTACCAAATGCTTCAAATCGTGCGGAACTATAACTTAGATTCGACTACCGGTTCCGACTTGGACAACCGTGCTTTCGAATACGGTTTAACTCGTAAACAAGCCACCACTACTACTGGCCGTATTACTATATTTCAAGCTGCTTCTTTCGTAGAAGTGGAAAGCGGATTCTATACTGGTTTCCGTTCAGCCATCGCAGGCGATACCACCATATTCATTAACAACGGTGCGGGTTTCCCAACTAGTGGGGCTCAACAAACGTTGATCATCGGTAGTGGAACTCCTAACGAAGAAGAAGTCACATATACTCCTAGCGGTTCCAACCCACAGAACTTCACCAACTACTACGCCATTACTTTGGACGTAGCGTTGTCTCATGATCATTCCCAAACTGAGACCGTAATCCTTAAACAGGGTTCTGACATCCTCATTCCAGCTGGTACAATCGTTCAAGTTCCTGCAGCAGGAGTTTCCCCACAAATCACATTCTCAACTACAGTTGATGCGACTATCCTCGCAGGTACTTCTGAAGTAGACGACGTCAACGTAGAGTGTACTCAAGTCGGATCCGTAGGTAACATTAGCGTTAACGCAATCAGCGGAACATCAGCCTTTGTGAACCCTCCGTTCTCAGGCGCTAGAGCA